ATCCCAGTCGAGGAGTTTGTAAGCGATGCGCCTGGTGCATGAATGGCCTATCTCGGATGGCCCGATGTAGACCTGCTTTGATCTCGGTGTCCATGTGCCGGCCTTCGTGATGATTGCTGCCAATTCATCGCCGAGTGCCTTGCCTGGTGCGTGCGGTGATACGAACATCTAGTCGTCGTCCTCTTCGTCGTCTTCGTAAGGTGCGAAGATAGAAGGCTCTTCGATGCCTGGGTTTGGGATAATTGTGGGCAGGCTCATTCTTGCTCCACGATCGTAAATCGCCGGCTGATCGAAACTGTTTCCAGCGCGTCGATTACTTGCTCGGGAAGGATCTCCCTTGCTCGCTTTGTGTCGAAGCGCCGGCTTTCGACCGTCGTCCATCTGATCACCGGGCGATTCTGGTACATCGCAAGTTCGGCATCGCCCATCGCTGCTTCAAGGTGCGAGCGTGCTATCTCTGAAATCTCGCTCCACTTCTTTGCTTCTGCCTGCGCTTCTTTATATTGGCGCAGCCATTGGCCCACTCCGTCGTCGAAATCGACGACTTTGTGATCTATTTCGATTGTCATTCTTCCCCCTTAATACCAGCCGTAGCCGGTCTTGGTTTTCTGTTCTTGCCAATGTGACCAAGCTGCGCAGGGGCCGCCTGATCCATATCGTCGTCCGATATATGCCAGGGCTGCGATCGTCTGGCTCACTCTGGATTCAGGGTGTCGCATTCCTAGATTTTTGTATGTGCCGGCAAGGAGCTGCCCCACTCCCTTTGCAGAGCTGGTGGGGTTATTGACGGATCTCCACGCGCTCTCCTTGCCGATTAATCGCGTGAAGCATATGTACTGGCGTGGTTCCAGTAACTCTCTGGCGAGCTGCTTTGGATCGATGTGTTGCATCGGTGTCCTTTGCTCGTAAATGACCGGCGGTGCTGCCGGGGCTGGTGTTAAGGCTGACGCCGCTATCGCACTGGTCACTGTTGAGATTCCAATGATGAAGATAAATCGGCGGATCGAATATTTCTGCTCTGGTTTGATTGGTCTTCTCGCTTTCTCGCCCTGTTTGCTTCAGTGAAGATCCGGTAAACCTGGGTCACTCTGATGCCTACTTTTCTGGCGATTTCGTCTGTTGAGATTCCTTGATTGCGTAGCTTGATGATGCGCTTCTGGCGCTCCATCTTCTGATCGCGCTTCAAGACCTGGCCCCTCTCGGACGGCGTCTTGCCGCCCCAGATGCCATGTGGGATCTCTTCTTTGATGGCGTATGCCAAGCATTCCTTTCTTTCAATACAACCGCCGCATATTCTGCGAAGGTTTGGGAGGCGCTCTGCCTCTTCTGCTTTCCCTTCTGGGAAGAAATAATCGGGATCTCCAATTTCGACGCATGATGCGTTCTCGAAGAGCTGCACAAATGGGAGATGTTGCGTCGTTCTAATCATGGCGCTGTACCCACTGCTCTAAATTCTCAACGACCCAGGCCTTCTCAATCCCGGCGTTGCGTCGCTTAATTATGACGTATGCCGGTGGCGTTTGCTCTAGTCCTCTGGCCTTTGCATAGTTCGCCGCTTCTGTCGTTGCTTCATCCCAGAACGCCGGGAGCGAGATGTTCTTTCGATTCTTTAATTCCAGAATGTATGTCTTGCCTGCAACGATCGCGACGATGTCGCCTTCGTCTTTGCTGCCGGCTTTGGTAAGTCGTTCAGCGATCGCTCCAACCGAACGCAGCCACTTCATTACATCTGTTTCGAAGAGTGCGCCTTTGCGTCCGTTTGGATTTGCCATTTACTTTACGATCTCCAATTTGATCGGCTGTGGTTCTTTCATCGCTCTACATGTGATCAGAATCTGTTCTGCCAAAGTCAGGGCTTCGTCCTGGGTCATGTTTGCAATGAGTAAAGCTGTGGGATCTAGTTTGTCGCGATGTTTGGAATATGTTTCGAAGCCTTCTTCTGTCCTGATGTTTTCAACCCGGCCGTAAACGGCCAAGTCTGCGATGTAGTCCGGGTGTACTTCTTTGCCGGTTTCTTCTATCAAATCGAGGACGGCGTCTTGCTCTTCTAAATAAATCGCCAGGCGTCCTGCGTTGCCATGTACTGAAAATAAAGGCTCGCGGTATTTCATCGACGGATCGCCTTCTCTATTTTCTGTTGCTTGCTTTCGTATTGCATCGCTGCTCGAATATCTTCTTCGAGTGGGTCGTCCTGCCATCGCAATAATAATGCGGTGATGATCGCGGTCGCTGCGATCCCTGCTCCAATGATGAGCTGTGTTTCCATTCTTCTCCCCGATCTTGTGGCGCTGTGCCTTGTTGTCGCCAATTGTGGGGGTAATGGAGCCGATTCTGGGTCAGCCACGCCGTTGCTCCGCCGGGGCGCTGGCGCTCACGCTCAGTTTGTCCTGCCTGTGGATAAAACCCACAGGATTCAGGCGTGTTTCTGTATTGCTCTTTGTATGGACAAGCCCTAAGTTATGGGTGTGGCAAGAGGGGAAATTCCCCAAGGCCTACGGGGGGTAATAAAATGTCATTTCTAGTCCTTGAAGATGTGATCGTCGAAGCCGCGACTGAGCTTGCGATCTCTGGTGAGTGCGATGTTCCAGTTGATAACAGATGGAACGGCGCTGATCTTGTTTCTGCTGGTTATTACGAAAAGGTTCCTTATGCAAAAGGTTTCAGCATGAAGAATGGCGTGCGTCTTACTGTGGAAGATGAAAGCATTCATATTTACAAGATTGAGAATTGGGGAACTTCTGCTCATGCTCAATTCTCGGGTCAAATAATTTCTTCTTCTGTACTCGTTGCGATCGTGAAGGAGTGGATCTAATGTCTGAGCGTCTATGGGTTTCTGATAATGGCGATGTTCTTTGCGAGGAACATTCTGGAATGTATCTGCGTTGCGCGATTGAGGCAAAGCCGAAGGCGGTCAAGCATCGCACTCCGCTTGGCAATTGGGCGCTTTATTTCACTCATCTTCTTGGTGGCGCAGATCTAGTTTGCGAGACCTGCGTTCCCTGGAATTCTCCTGATCATCCTTCTAACAAGAATAAGGCAGGTGCGTAATGTCCACCACTGAAAATACCTGCCTCAAGTGTGGGGCAAGATTTGATTCAGTAGCAAAGATGCACGAATGTTTTGACTGTTTCCTTATCAGAATTGGAGAAAAATAAAATGGGTGCAATGAAAGCAATTTATACGGATGTCTGCGATGCGATGTATACGGCTTCGCATAATCTTCTGGAAGCCGTTGAGTCTGGCGATGCCGATCTCATGGAGGCGGTGCTGGTGAATACTCTGGCTGGTCTTCCTTCTTATCTTGAGGCGCTAAGGAGCACGAAATGAAAATGGATCCGAAGTTTGTGCGTCGTCGTCGCGCAGTGGCGATCGTGATCGGCTTGCTCCTAGCCAGCCTGTTCACGTATGCCACTCGCGATCTCTGCTGGACTGGTTCTGGCTATGGCTCCTGCTCTGTAATGATTGACGAGGTGATCTCGGATGGCCGTTAAGAAGGCGCGTTCCGTCCGAGTGTCCGATTCCCTGTGGCAAGCGGTCAAAGATAAGGCGCAAGCCGATCAGAAATCGGTCAGCGAAGTCATCGTGGATGCTCTGAAAGCCTACGTGCGATGAGCTGGTGGCATCTAATCTCTGCGCCTTTGGCTGGCATCCTTGCTCTGGCTTATGGTCGTCGGATCTGGTTCTGGTTTGCTTTCGGTCTATTCTTTGGATTCTGGTCTTTATTGATCGTGCTCCTGCCTAGAAAGGAGTTGCGCGTTCCTATTCTTCCCGATTGGTTCCTTGTCTATTGGGGCAATCGGGTCATTGCGAAGGAGATGCGATCTATCCGGGATCCATCCGATCTCCTTTAGCGAGAAATGCCCCCCACCGCCTGTTTATTGGCTGTGGGGGGTATTTTCATGCTTTCAGTGCTCTGGCGATTCCTTCTTCAAGGCTGATCTTTGGTTCATAAATTTGCAGCATCTTCGTGGGGTCGCCTACTCGGTATTCGACTCCGCTTGGTTTGCCTGGGTGCTTCTTAATTGGGGCCAGGTATCCCTGCGCCAACATGATCATCTCTGCGAGCTGGATGAATGAAGTCGGTCGCCCGGTGCAAAGGTTCAAGGTTTGGATGTCGTTTGTGATCGCTTCGAAGGTGGCTGCGACGACGTCATCGATGTGGATAAAGTCGCGCACTTGCTCGCCGGTTCCCCATACTTCGAATGGGTCTAGTTTGGCCTTGCCGCGTGCTATCAAAGATGGGAATGGGTAATCGAGCGCCTGGTCGCTGCCGTAGCCGCTAAATGGGCGCAGGATGTTGACCTTGATTCCTTCTGCTCTGGCGTATCTGGCCAAAGTTTCGCCGGTCAATTTCGCCCATCCGTAGCTCAAGTCTGGGGTTCGAATGTGGTCGAGATTGATGTCGCCTTCTCGAAGTCGTTGCTGGTAGGCGGCTCTTTGCAAATAGATCGGGTAGGCCGCCGAGCTGCTGTAATAGACGAGGTGCTTCGGCTTGGTTCTTACCGCCCACTGAAACATGTCGCTGTCGATCGCGAGGTCGCTGGCAACGGCCAAAGGGTTCCCTTCGATCGTGGCCCTGCCCCCGACGATCGCGGCGAGGTGAATAACGACGTCGTATCTGGTGTCGTCCTTCTTGAAGAAATCTCTGCAATCGATGCCGTTTGCGATGTCGATGCCGGTGATCTCATGGCCTTTGTCGTCTAGTGCTCTGTGGAAGGCGCGGCCAACGAAGCCGGCATCTCCTGTTATAAGAATTTTCATATGAGCCATTCTGCCAGGTATTTGTCGCTTCCTGATTCGGTCTTTGCCATCGTCTGGTCAATACTGAAAACGAAGCGGTCGTCTGCTTCCAAAGCCGCCCCTATGTGGTGCAAGGTTGCCTTCTTGTCGATCGGGAATGGCCGGCGTCTGCTCTTTCCTTCTGTGGGGGTTTCGTAGCTCTCATCGTGGATCAGGGTTGCTCCCTTGATCAACGGCCAAATATGGGCCGCTAGCCAGTCCTGGTCTTGCGTGTAGTAATTCTGGGCTTCTGGTGGTATGAAATATGGAATGGCCCGGGTTCGAGCTGCAAACATGCCGGCGCTGATCTGGTAATTGTGGCCTGTGGGGTGGTCTTTCATAATGTGGAAATCAAGGCCGCTTGCTAGAAACTCTTCGTGCGCGATCCGTTCCCGGTGCGTCAGCCTAGCGTCTGCGTCGCGGCTGAGAACGACGTCGAAGTCCTGGTCTGCCAAAGCCTGAAATCGCCAGAGTTTGGCTGTGTGGTCTTCTGGCCCATATTCGTCTACGAGCTGCACGTGGGGGAAGAGCTGAAGGGTTTGCTTGATGGATTCTGGAACGCTGGCCCCGGTGTAGAAGCGCAGGGTAAATCCTTTGAAGTGCCTGGTCGCCAGAATTGCGTTCTTGATCGCGCCGATCGTGTATCGCTCCTGGTTGCCATATAAAGAGTAAGCGATGAGCTGCTTCATGGCTTTAATTTACGCCTGAGCAATTCGTAGGCTTCGCTTTGAATGTAGTTCTGGTAGGCGAGCGCGTCGAATGAATATATTTCGGTCGCGTTGACTTCCTTGTATCCCTCATCCCATTCCGCTTTCCCTGCAATTGGGTGCATATGCTCAACGATCACGTGATCGAGATAAGTCAGCGCTCCTAAATCCTGGCCTAGTTTCTTCCAGAAGTTATCAAGGTATAAATGCTTCATCTTTGGCGGAACCATTCCATCGAGCGCTTTGACGATGTCACTGGTCATCGCGATCATGGTTGGAAGTCGTTCCCCTTGCAGCAAGTCGTTGCCGTAGGCCATCGACGGCCGCCGTTGCATTGCCTGGATAAGAAGGTCATCCCACCCGGCTGTGCGTGGGCGGTGGTCATCGCCGAGGAAGGCGAAGTATTTATATTCGCCCTTCTTTACGATCGCGCTCGCTGCCTTGTTTATTGGGTAGGCCATGCCCCGGGTTTCGTTCTCGATCGTCATGCACTTGTCTTTGCCTACTTCGTATTCGTAGGCATTGTGCTCTGGATCGTTTGCGTCAATGACGAAGATGATGTCCGAATGTGTGGAAAGTTTGTCATGCTCTGCTAATAATTCGACTGCGTTGCGTGGGCGTCCTCTGGTTGGTACGAGGATAATCATTTCATTCATTTGTCGTCGCAATCTCGCCGGCGATGCTGGCGTAGGCTGCTAAATCCACGAATGAGTCTTCTGTTTCTGTTTCCATCAAGCGTGCGACTTTAACTAGCGCCATGCATATTGCCACTTGCTGTGGGGTTATCTGCTGCGCCAGATATGTCGTCCATAAGTCTGCAATGCGGCAGTGGTTGGTTCTTGGATCGCCGTATATCTTCTGGCG